CAACTCGGGTTCTTCGTCTATCGCCGCGTCAGCGACACCGACCGCGTGCGCCTCGTCAACCACGAGCTCGCGGAGTGGCTCCGGAACCCGAACCCGTTCACGACGCAGTACCGCCTGTTCGAGAGTTTGATCGCCGATCTGGCGCTCTACTTCAACGCGTACTGGCTGAAGGTCCGAATGCCGGATCGCATCGGCCTCGTGCGGTTGCCGCCGGCGACCATGCGCGTCGAAGGCGCGCTGTTGCCGACGCAGTTCGTGTGGACCGTCGGCGCCGAAAACATCGTGCTGCCGCCCTCGGAGGTCGTCTACTTCAACGGCTACAACCCACTCAACGCGCTCATGGGGCTGTCGCCACTCGAGACGCTGTCGCGGATCATCGCCGAGGATCTCGCCTCTGGTCAGCACCGCGAACAGTACTGGCGCAACGCGTCGCGCATCGAGGGCATCATCGAGCGCCCGAAAGACGCGCCGAAGTGGACGCCCCAGCAGAAACAGTCCTGGCGCGAACAGTGGCAACTGCGGCACTCGGGACCGATGAGCGCGGGCATGGTCGCCGTGCTCGAAGACGGGATGCAGTTCAAGCCGACGGCGTTCTCGGCGCGCGACTCCGAGTACCTGTTGGCGCGGAAGCTGTCCCGCGAAGAAGTCGCGGCGCAATATCACATCCCGCTGCCGATGGTCGGCATTCTCGACCACGCGACGTTTTCGAACATCAAAGAACAACACAAGCAGCTCTACACCGACTGTCTCGGTCCGTGGGACGAAATGGTGCAGCAGGCGATCGAAGCGCAATTGCTGCCCGAGTGCCACGACACCGACAACGTCTACGCCGAATTCAACATCGCCGAAAAACTCAAAGGCAGCTTCGAGGAACAGGCGAACGCGCTCCGCGTGCTCGTCGGGCGGCCGATCATGACGGCGAACGAAGGACGCGCGCGACTGAATCTGCCATCGATCAAGGACGACCCGACGGCCGATCAACTCGCGGCACAACAGGGCGGACCGTCGGTGCCCTCAGCGACCGCTGGCGGCAACATCGGCGATGTGGTCGAAGGCCACGATCCCGGTTCGGTCCAGCGCGCCGCGGCCGTCACGTCGATCGTGCGCACGGCGTGGCTCCGACAAGGCACGCGTCTCGCGAAGGTGCCGGTCGAGGATCGCGCGCAGACGTTCGACCAAACGCGGGCGTCGAGCGAACTCACCGCGGACCTGATGCCGGTCATCGGATCGTGGGACGGCGCGGCGCGCTATGCCCACGCGATCACCCAAGACACGTATGCGCGGTTACTCGCGGGCGACGACGCCTTCGAGGCACGTGAGGTTCCTCCATGCGACGCTCTGGTCTGAAATACGAACACGTCCTCAGCTTCGCCCTCGAACACCCGTGGGCGATCACGGACTCGATGCGCGGCGTCATCGCGAACATTCTCGCGCGCCGCTGTGCCGGGGAAGACGCCGACCCGGACGACGTGTCGGCGGCGCTGGTCGCCCGCGCCGCACGCGTGCAAACCGCGAGTCCGAGTGGCACGGTCGCGGTGATTCCGATCCACGGCGTCATTGCGCCGCGCGCGAACATGATGTCGGACATGTCGGGCGGCACGACCTTCGAGGGACTCACCGAACAACTCCACCAGGCGCTCGCGCTGCCGAATCTCAGCGCGATCGTGTTTGACGTGGACAGTCCAGGCGGCAACGCGGCCGGTGCGACCGAATTCTCGCGCGAAGTGCTGAAGGCGCGCACCAAGGTGCCGGTCATCGCGCAAGCGCAGCACCTGATGGCGAGCGCCGCGTACTGGGCGATGTCCGGGGCGACGGAAATCGTCGCGTCACCGTCCGCAATGGTCGGCTCGATCGGTGTCTACACGATTTACAACGACGTGTCCGAAGCGCTCGCCAAACTCGGCGTGAAGCGCACGGTGATCTCCGAAGGCAAATACAAAGGCGAAGGCGCCGACGGCGGACCCTTGTCCACCGAAGCGCTCGCCCACACGCAAGCGGTCGTCGGGTCGGCCTATGACCGTTTCGTCGGCGACGTAGCCAAAGGCCGCGGCGTCACCCCCGACACCATTCGCCACGGCTACGGCGAAGGGCGCGCGCTCACCGCGGAGCAAGCGCTCGCCGGCCGAATGGTCGATCGCATCGCCACGTTGTCCGAGACACTGTCGCGCGTCACATCGACAGGGCCCTCTGTCGGTGTCCGTGCCGTCGAGCAGCCTGCGGTCACAGCCCAGGAGCCTTTACCGGCCACGGCTCAGGAACCCCGGCTCAATGACGCCCTGATCGCGTTTGAACAGCGTCTCCTGCTGCTCGAAAGGCTCCAACTATGAAGGTTCTCCAACTCGAAGCCGATCTGCGCGCCGCCAAAGACAAGGCGCGGACGCTGATCGAGGCGACTTCGCGCAAGTGCGCGGATCACGTCGTCAAACCGGCGACCGCCACCGACCCGGCGATCCTCGGTCGCCAGATGTCCGCGGAGGAGCGCGCCGAAATCGACGCCTCACTGAAAGACGCCGAAGGGATCCAGAAGCGGATCGACGGCGCCGCCAGTGATGCGGCGCTGCTCGCGCGCCTCGACCAGATCAGCGGCGGCAACGCGACCGCGATCGCGACGCGACCACCGGCCGCGCACCCGGGCCGTCGCACCGTCGGCGCGCAGTTCGTCGCCTCCGAGGAATACCGGCAGTTCATCGCGAACGGCCAGCACCGCGTCTCGGGCGGCTGGTCCTCGCCGGGCGTCGAATGCAACGACCCGGGCATGTCGCTGCGCGCGACGACGATCACGGAAGATCCCGCGGTCGGTGGCGCGCTGATCATTCCGGACTATCAGCCCGGGATCCACATGCTGGGTTTTCAGCGCATCGTCGTCGCTGATCTCTGCGCGCCCGGCACGACCAACAGCAACCTCGTCTCGTACATGAAGGAACTCGCGTTCACCAACGCGGCCGACTTCGTCAAAGAAGGCATCGCGAAGCCCGAATCGGCGATCACGTTCTCGGCGGCCACGGCGTCGGTCAAGAAAGTCGCGCACTTTCTGCCGGTGTCCGAGGAAATGCTCGAAGACGTGGCGCAGATCCAATCGGTCATCGACGCGCGGCTGCGCCTCGGCCTCGATCTGAAAGAGGAAGACGGCTTGCTGAACGGCGACGGCATCGATCCCCATCTGCTCGGGTTCCACCATCAACCGGGCCTCACGCCCGCGCACCCGATGGGCACCGACTCGATCGCCGACGCGATGCTCAAGCAGATCACCGCGATCGCCACGACCACGTTCATCTATCCCGACGGCTTCGTGATGAATCCGAACGACTGGATGATCGTGCAGTTGACTAAGACGACGCAGGGCCTCTACTACGGCTCTGGTCCCTTCGCGCCGCCACAGCCCCCGATGCTCTGGGGTCTGCCGGGCGCGGTCACGCCTGCCGAAGCGGCGGGCATCGCCTTGGTCGGCGCGTTCCGCACGCAGTCGCAAATCTTCCGCCGTGGCGGCGTGCGCGTCGAGATGACCAACAGTCACCTCGACTTCTTCACCAAGAACCTTGTCGCGATCCGCGGCGAGGAACGGCTTGCATTCGCCGTCTATCGACCGGCGTCGTTCGGCGAAGTCACCGGCATCGCCTAAACCATCGTCGGCTGGCGGCTGGTGCTCACAAGGTGCCAGCCGCCGCGGGAGTTCCCTCATGTTGTTCGGGATGTCCTTCAAATACGACCCGGGGCCGTGTCCCGTGGACGGGATGCCGCACACCACGTGCACGCCGCAGAACCCGCAACCGATCGTGGACGTGCAAACGCCGGGACGCGACGCGCTCGTGGCGCAGCGCGCCGCCGCTGCCGCCGCGGCCACGCCGCCGGTCGCGCCGCCGCCCGTCGAGGAGACGTTCACGACGAAGACCTATCGCCGTCCGGGGCCGCGTCGGTGAGCAATTTCATTGCGGCGCCGTGGTCGTCGCCGCAGAACGTGTTCTCGGAGCTGGTGACGCCACCGACCGAAGAACCGATCACGCTCGATCAAGCCAAGCTCGCCGCGGGCCTCGACTGGGCCACGACCACGCCGCCCGATCCGCGCGACGCGCAGATGCTCGCCTTCATCGCGGCGGCGCGCAGCCAGGTCGAGCAGGATACGGGACTCGCGCTGCTCACGCAGACACGCATCGTCACGTTCGCGAGTGTGCCCGGCGACTACGGGCTGTGGTACTACGCCGTGCCCGGCTACGTGGTCTGGGCGCCCCCTGGCGCCTACATCATTCCGCTGCCGTGGCAAGCGCTCCCCTTGCAGTCGATGGTGCCGATCACGGTGCAACCCAGCGACGGCGGCGTCACGATCGACCCGCCAAACGGCGCCTACGGCAGTCTGCCGCCGGTCGGCCAGTGGCAGATCGTCTCGGGGTGGGCCGACGCGGCGACGCTGCTGCTCGAGGCGCCGCTGCTGGTGCACGCGGTCACGCTCCTGACCGCGCACTACGCGACGGCGGGGCGCGACCTCGTGAGCGACCGGACGCAATCGCGCGTGCCGCTCGGCTACGAAGAAGCGATCGCGCCGTATCGCCTCACGTGGGTGGCCTGATGCCCGGGATCATTGGCGGGACCGTTAGCATCGCCGACTGCCCGCACCGCGTGCTGTTGCAGAATCCGGGGCCGCCCGTGCCCGACGGCGACGGCGGCTACACGACCGCGTGGACCGACTGCGACCCGCCGATGCAGTGGGCGCAGATTCTGCCCGCGACGACGCGCAACGCCGAAAAGGTCGCGAGCGGCACGGTGCTCGCCACCGCGACGCACATCATCACGATGCCGTTCCATCCACAGGTGACGACGCACACGCGCCTGATCTACGACGGCCGGATCTTCAACATCACCAGCGCCACGAGCCCCGCCGAACGCAACGTCGAATCGGTGCTCGTCTGCGTGGAGGCCAAACCGTAAATGGCCTCGGTGACGTGGAGCGGCCTCGACACGTTGATCGCGGACCTCCGCAATCTGCCGGCCGATTTGGCGACGGAAGC